ACGTAGCTGGTCGGCTGGGTCTGGGATACTTGGGGTGCCGATTGGGTCGGCGCTACGGTAGCGTCCTGCATAAGTAATTTCCTTTGTAAGCGATTCGAGTGTTCTGTATAAGAATGGCGTGAGATCTAATCTCGGATCCGCAGCCATCGGTAAATTCGGTTGCTGTGGATGTGGTGTTCTCATTTCTTGATTGACTAAATCAATAAGAGATGAGTAAGCCCGTTGTAACTCTCCTACCATTCTGAATGGGAAACCGGAGAGCATTCCCGCGATTTCATCATCAGTTTTAGAAGGAAATAGATACTTCAGTGCTTCTATACTATCAACACCCAATTCTTGAAGGTTACGACAAAAGATAGATTGGTTTAATTTATCTTGTGCAGTGTCTTCATAAACAGGTCCCATCCAACGCCAATCTATCGCTCTACTACCATCAGGAGCTAGTCCTACAACACCATCTGGGATTTCTTTTGTCTCAACAGCAGTATCAATCGCTACTTGCAATTTCTTTTCATATCTATCTTTTTGCTTGATATATTTTTCGTACTCTTTATCATCATCAGGATTTTCTGGAGGAATTGGATATTTAATACCAGAATGATATGCCAATGATTTACGGAAGATTTGCTCCTCCTGAAAAATCATTAATTCAAAACACCTACAAATTCCGTAAGTGTATAACTGTAGACATTTCTTCTTAGCTGTAGCACTAACACGTCCATAGGCAGATTTAATTTCTGTGGCCGTAACATTAGTAATACTTAAATCATCAATACCACCTAAAGCTAATCGTATTTCACTTCTTAATTGCTCTGCATAACGAGCTTGATCTGTACCAACTGCATTAGGTGTTATAAAACCAACTCGATCAGTAGGCTCTAAATTGGCAATAACTCTAGGAACTCGATAACCACTACCTGGTTTACCTATATACCCTGGTTGCTGTCTTGAAGTTGGATCTTGTTTGTAAGTAGAACTAAATAGATTTACATCCGAAGTAAAACCAGACTGACTACCAATGCTAGGTCGTTGGGCTGTCTCGTCTGTATTCTGCTCAATAATATCTTGCTTAGGACGAGAAGAAAGTAATGTAGGATTACCAAAAAATGAGAGATTAGCTCTGATATTTTTAACCATCTCATCGTGGGCCAATATCTGACTTGATAACCACTCAAACTCACCTGCTCCATCTGTACCAAAAGCATCTGGGTTATTAAATACTTCTACACATGGAATAAACTCCATTGTGTTATCGTTAACTTTCTTATCAAAAGTTGCGTAATCTAAGTTTTCATTATCAAAAGTTATCTCTTGTTCGCTATGATATTCTTCAATTTCCTCTGGAGTTATACGTAAACGCATATAACGTTTATCTGTATTTAAACCTGCTCCTTTAAAACCTTTAGAAGATTTAACTTTATAAGCATAAATAATTACTACTTCTTCTAATTCACCTTCTGGAGTGTAATAAGTTCTATAAGCATCTTTATCAAACCAATAAAGTCGATAAGTTTTTTGTGTAGGCCGAATATAAAAAAGACCTTTTCCATATGCTAAAAATCTATCCCATATGGCATCAAGACGTGCATCTAATTTATTGAATTTAATAACCTGTTGTATAAAATCAAACCTCTGGGTTCCAAAATTATCTTGTGCAGGATAGAATTCAACTCCTTGACGTATCCCAAACATCTTCATCTGGGATAGATGAGCATTGATCAACATCGTATCTGCTGATCCAGAGCCATCACGGTCTACTACCGCTTTCAAAAGAGTATCTAATTCAGATTTAACGGCACTACTCATGAGTCTTTAACAGATTTCTATTGGTCAATGTCATAACCAGCATGTACACGTTTAAGTGTAATTGTATCTCCCTCGATTTCTATATCAAAACGTTCACTAGGCTGAAGTGCTAGATCGTGACAAATTTCATCGGATAGGGGGATAACAACAGAACCATAAGCGTCCTGTTCAATTTCTAACGCTGGGTAAGTAGACATTGAAAGGTGTTCTTCCAGTTTAAATCGTCAATACTCTAACTCTAGTTTTCCTTTAACCATTAATCCATTGCATAACCAAACCAAAGCATCTACACAATCATCATGAGAACTAACACCAAAATTTTCTATTTCATCTCTCAACGCAGTAAATTTTCTATACTTATTGAAAATAATTTGTTTTTGTTCAAATAGACCCATAATCCCCCTGAAGCGAGCAACTTTATCCCCTCGAAATCCTTTGACTGCATGCCAAATCATATTGTAAAGACCATGTTCTCCTAGACATATACGTTTAAAATCAGCTTCTAAAGATGCCTGATAAGCAACAGCCTCAGACCAAATATGTACAGCATTCCCTGTTGCAAAATAATTTTTATCATCTCTATGAATAACTCCCCACTCTTCCATCATCTCCATAAGGCTTTCTAACTTATCTACGTTACCCATAATGCGAAGTCTTTTGCAGTCAATAATATGTATTTTGTTTCCAACTCTCCCTCCCATTACAAAAACAGTAAAGTCATTCTGCTCTCTAATTCCTGCTGATAAATCAACACCCACACCCATAGCATCAAATTGAGTAGCAATATTGCCTCTAACAATTAACTCAGGTGACAGAGATAATTCACTAGTCTGGACAATTTGATTTTGGTACTGAAAACTAAAGGCAGTAGGAGCTTGTCTCCTTCTATCTCGAAGATAATCTAAAGACCACATCTCTGGCCAATACGAAATCTCTTCTCCATTTTTATCAACTGTTATTGCAGATTGAATAATTTGAACCCAATCATTAGCTGGTGTGAAAGTGCTGTTGTGAATATCATCATGTCTAAAACGTGTTCCTAAGCAAACAGCCCTACCACCTTCAAACATTGTTGGAACAATAACAGCATTCCAGTTATCTTCCATTGCTTGGCGTATATCCCTGTTTTTTATATCATCAGCACTTTTAATTGCGTCATCAATAATACATAGATGAGAACGTTTTGAAGTAACTGCACCTTTCAATCCTGCACAGCAAACACTAAATTCTTCTTCTCCAGTAGACTTAATTCCCGCAAATTTCCAATCAATACTCCAATATTCATTAGAATTAATTCCTTTAGCAATTTTTACTGTAGGAAATATCTCTTTATAAATTTTATTCTCTTCAATAATTCTTTTAATAGCAGCGCTCTTTGGCCTAGCTACATCAACAGTATATGAAATATATAAAATTTTCAAAGGCATTCGACTTAATGCATGAACACCAATTGACCAAGCAGTGAACAAGCCTAAGACAGTAGATTTTGCTGAACCACGTGGCGCAAGTATGTCGATATTTGGACCTGCAATACCCAATAAACAACCACTACTTTCTCCTGTACATAAATATTTATGCCATTGTTTGTGATGTGTCGCAGGTGGTTTATTACCTACAACATCACAAAAATATGCGAAATCTTCACGAGCACGTTCAACATCAACAAGTGAAGTTTTTTTAACTACTTGTTGCTTAGCAGCAGCCCGTGCAGTGCGTCTATAGACGCTATAAATACTTGTACCTGCCATGGGCGTAGCATAGCGTATTTACCTCTAAGATTCTTCTTGTAATATTTTTGTCCAAACTCCCATTGATGCCTCTGATAAAGGACCTTCAATAGGATCATCTCTAAAAATAGATAACATCTCCCGTAAAGCCCTATCTGCACCAGCAAGAATTAAACCTTGTTTATCGAGTAATACTCTTTCATCACCTAATTGTTTAATTGTTCCCCTTAATTCTTTTTGAAGCATTGCAATTCTTGCAGTTCCCATATCTTGCTTCACCATACCCATTTGAATCCCATCTCTTAAATTAGAAATATCCTGCTGCATAGCATCTATTTCCTTTTCTAATACCGCTTTAAAATCTCTCTTTTTAAATTTCTTTTTGGTCCAAGTATCACAGTCAACAATGCTACCTGTAAACCCTAAAAAACGGGCATAAAGATATATCTGGATAGGACTGGATTTTTGTTTACAAAAAGCTAAAAAAGATTCACGATCTTTATCGGTTAATTCTTTAAGCCAAGTAATCATACACGCGCTGCGCTGCGAGCTTGACTATAGTCTCTATCCTCTTTGTAACGACGGAAAGATTCTCTTTGAAGATCTGTACGACGAGTTTCAGAACCACGAGTTCTCTCTAATGCTCTAGCTTGTCTACCTTCAGTCTGCCTAGTCAATCTAGTTTCAGAACCACCTTTTCCAAGAGTTGCTCGTGTTTCTCTTCCTAAAGTCCTCTGAAGACCTCTTTCACCAGCGAATTTTTCAGCTTGAGTCTGTCGAGTCTCAGCACCTGTACGTCCAATAGTTGCTCTTTGCTCAGCACCAGACCTGCCAATTGTTGCTCTCTCTTCTTGTCCTCTTCTTGAAAGAGTTGCTCGTTCTTCCTCACCACCAACACGTTGTTCTTGCGTTCTAGTACGACGTTGCTCTTGACCACCAATTCTTAAACCTTGCGCTTGAGTTAGTCGAGTTTCAGATCCTCCAACTCTTGCACGTTGTAGTTCTGTTGCTCTTTGCTCTTCACCACTGGTTCTAAGACCTTCTTCTTGAGTTTTTCTAGTTTGTTCTCCACGTGTAGTTTCTAAACCTCTTTCTCCCCTATATCTTTCAGCTTGTGTTTGTCTTCCTTCTTGAGCAGTACGACTAGCTAGTTGTCTTTGTTGTGATCCTACAGTTTCTTGTAAGCTTCTTTCTCCAGCATATCTTTCAGCTTGAGTCTCCCTAGCTTCCTGTGCAGTACGACTAGCTAATTGTCTTTGTTGTGATCCTACAGTTTCTTGTAATCCTCTTTCGCCGAAATATCTCTCGGCTTGTGTTTGTCTTGCCTGAGCACCACTTTCCCGTAATCCTGCTTGCTGAGTTAAACGAGTTTGTGCTCCTGTTGTTTCTGCTAATCCTCTTTCTCCTTCAAATCTTTCAGCCTGTGTTTGCCTACCTTCCTCAGCAACTCTACTAGCTAGTCCTCTTTCACCTGCGTATCTTTCAGCTTGAGTTTCCCTAGTCTGAGCGCCAGTTGCGGCTGTTAATTGTCGCTGCTGTGAGCCTATGGTTTCTTGTAATCCTCTTTCACCTGCATACCTTTCAGACTGTGTTTCCCTAGCTTCTTGAGCGACTCTACTGGCTAAACCTCTCTCTCCTAGATATCTTTCAGCTTGAGTTTCTCGAGCTTGAGCACCAGCAGTCTCCTGTAATCCTCTTTCTCCTTCAAATCTTTCAGCCTGTGTTTGCCTACCTTCCTCAGCAACTCTGCTGGCTAAACCTCTTTCTCCTAGATATCTTTCAGCTTGAGTTTCCCTAGTTTGTGCTCCTGTTGTTTCTGCTAAACTTCTTTCTCCAGCAAACCTCTCAGCTTGAGTTTCCCTACCCTCTTCAGCAGTTCTACTAGCTAATGCTCTTGCTTGTTCACCACGTGCTGCCTCTAACCCTTGTTCTCCAACATATCTTTCAGCTTGTGTTTGTCTCTGCTGTCTTCCACTTTCTACTAAACCTTCTTGTTGTGTATATCTCTCCTGTAGACCTTTCTCTTGTTCTGTTAAACGAGTTTGCTCACCAACAGTAGTTGCAGTTAATCGAGATTCTTCTCCTTCAACTTTTGTAGCTAATCTCCTTTCTTCCCCTCCGACTCTTTGGGTCATGCGATCTTGATCGCCCATGGTACCCATTTCTAATCTCTTAAGATCAGAATCCGCTACACTCTTTCTAATCGCTTCATCTGTAAAAGTTTCTTTGAGACGCTTATCTGCAGCCTCAGCTTCTTTCATATTTAGACGTGTCTGAATGGCAGACAACTCATCTAAAACAAGCTGATTAGTTGTTTCTTGGTCAACCGTATAGACATTACCACCGATGGTCATTTGCTTCGGTGTAATATTTTTTGCTTCTTGTAACGATTTTGCAGTTTCTTCAGCCATTACTGATAAATATTAGATAACAGTTCTTAAATTCTACCAACGGTTAAGCTATATCTCTAGTCCTCAGAGCGGCATACATTTGAGCCGCCGCCTCCTGTGGTGTGCTTGAAGCTTTTTTCCGGTTAGCAATAGCGTCAATAAGTGCCGCTTTTGCATAACGTGGTGCATTTACTGCTTGCTGAGCTAACAAAGATGTCTTGGCTTGACCCATTGGAGAGTTCATAAAGTCATACATCTGAGCTCTATCAACTTCATACCCATAATAAGTAGCATCTTTCAATGCATCTGCTGTTCTTTGTAATCCCCAATCCACATCACCTCTACTCCTATAACGATTCCATTCATTAATTGCCATTTGACCCCAATTCAAGCCTTGATTAAGCTTTGGAACTGGTCCAGCACCAGGTAAATTTGGATTGCCTGGATATTTAGGATTAGCCGTGAAAGGTTCAACTTTTTCTGCGAGGCGTCCATATCCTTCCTCGGGGAAGTCTTGCCACGCATTCAACCCAGGGCCTCGTTTGTCCCAATCGGATCCATGAATACGACCTATTGTTGAATCATATAAACTCGCTAAAGATCCACGACCCCATCCTCTAGGGGCATCCTTCGCAATTACTACAGGTTTGCCATTAGAAATAACGACTCTTTCAGTCTCTGGATCTATCCCATAAGGATTCTTTTTGTCATAACCAGGTGTGGGAATAAATGGCTGGATATAACCAGGATTTAAATTGGCATCTCTATCCGCAAACCCACCTCCAAGAACGGTTCCTATCATCTTAAAGGGATTCTTCTCGAGGAATTCTGCCATTTTACAAATACCTGAAGTTACTTCTATTAGCCATAGCTGATGCCATATTGTTAACAGCATCCATACCCATTCTTAATCCGCCTTCTTGAGAATTCAAAGCCATCTTCCTAGCCAGTTCAATGTTAGATTTTACCTGCTCACCAGCTACTTGCCTTGCTAATTCAGACTTAGCTACTCTTTCAGTCTGACCATAGAGAGCATTACCTAAAGTGTTCAGAACATTAGCGTCAGTCATTGCTCCAAGTTGACGTCCGAGTCTATCACCAGCTGGTAGTCCTTGTGGATCTAATTGGTACCAAACACCACCTTCTGGACCAATCATTCTGGCAGTCGTACCTGGAGGTAAATTACCACTACCTAAAACGTCGCCTGAAGTAACGTTAGGTGAGCCAGTAAGTCTCCCAGCTGCAATTGCACCAGCAGGTGCGGCAGCATCTCTTACACCTCCACCCAGTCTTGGTAACATCCCACCAAAAGCAGCCGTAGCTCCAATCTGTGCGGCAGGTGCTAAAAGTGCAGCTGTAGTACCTTGAGCAGCTCCACTCATTCCTACTCTGCCTAATAAATTACGGGCTCTCGCTACACCGCCAGGTCCACCTAATCCACCCATACCCATTCCAGAAAGACCACCGTAAAAAGCACCTCCTGGAATACCTCCTAAACCTTCAGTTGCTAAACCATGAGTACCTCCCATTATTGCTCCCGTTTGCATAGGGTGTCTACCAATCCAACCCCCTGCTCCTTTCATCATGTTTAAAATATTAGCGAAGCGACCTCCTCCCCCTACTGCTTTAGGAATAGTAGCTAATGCACCATATCTTGCAAGATTCGCTAAGCC